ACCTAGCGAAACTGTAACGCCGTTGTAAGTCAACGAGCTATTGGTGAGACTAGCGTTACCGATATTGCTAAGCGTATTGCTCGAACCGCTGATGGTTTTGTTGGTCAGCGTTTGGGTGCCTGTTAGGGTTGCGACCACCGAAGTGTCGATACCCACCGATCCAGTTGATGTAATCGTTGATGGCGATAGCGAGATGCCAAGACCCGAAGTAATTGAGGTAACGCCGGAACCGGCAGCGATCGCGCCCCAAGCTCCATTGGCATAGCCTTCAAAGTTTTGAGTGGTGGTGTTATAGCGCATCGTTCCATTGGTCGGAGAGACAGAACGATCGCCTGTTGCGCCGGACGGCAATATGACACCCTGAACACCTGGAAGGGCTGGATTATCAGCAATGCTGACAATAGGATTGCCTGAGCTTCCATCGCCGCTTGCTACATCAATCTCGCTTGCGGTTCCCGTAATCGTTAGCAGCGTAGCGCCGCCACCAGAAGACCTGCTTACAAGACCGGTCCCAGAAGACAGCCCGGCAACCTGGGCAACATAACCCGCCAATGAAAGGGTTGGGTTTGCCGCAACACCATCGCCATCGGCAATACTCAAACCACTTCCAGAGGTCGCAATTGACCTCGCTGTAATCGTCGTGCCCGACTTAGTAAGGACTCCATTACTAGCACTTACCAAAGAGGCTAGAGCGCCCGAAGGGCTGATCTGTAACGTCCCTTGAGCGCCACCGTCAGTAATGCTTAAACCGGAACCCACGCCGATCTGACGACTTAAGGTAAGCAAAGGTTGGTTGCCAACCGTCAGGAACGGGTAATTAAGGCTAATAGAACCTGCAATCGCCGCGGTCGTCGTCTGTATGGTCGTGCCGTTTTGGCTGACAGGCACCAGTTCCGTGCCCGTTATGGCGCTACCCGTTGGCAGTTCAGAGATTCGCAAGTTGGGCATATCAGTCTTCCAGGCCGTCGATGTTACCGTTTACCGGGACATTCGCCTGCTCGGGCGAAATGATCGAGGTGTTATACGGATTGGTGATCAGCGCATCATCAACTACGGTTAGTGGCGTATCAGGACGCGGCCACCGAAGTGTAATTCTCTCAGTTTGTCGGGCGGGAAGTCGATAGGGATCGAACTGATCCTTGCACCCCTCGTCGCAAACCATCAGCCCAGGGTAATTTGGGTCCGAAGAAAGCTGCACATAAGCCCTCTTCATGCTGCACCGACCGCATATTGCGATCGACAGCACCGTATTACCATGAGTGTCCAGGAATCTTGGCATTATCGTGTGTACATCGAAATGTTCGGAGCGAAGTAGATCGGGCTCTTGTCGCGCTCTTCCTGCTCGACGTCGTACAAGGCCTTCTCGGCGTACTTTTCAAGCAAAAGGATGCGGTTTTCCTGCACGTCAGGAAGCTCGAGGCTCATCGCATGGGCAAGCATGGCCTGAATGGCCGGGAACCAACGCTGGGGGACCTCGATGGAGTCCTTTAAGGCTCCGACATCCTCGATCTGACGCTGCCGCCAGCAGACCATTTGCACGAAGCTATTATTCGGGACCGGCCACAAGTAAACCTGGGGGTCCAACTTGCGATCGAACCAGAATTGCAGGGGCTGATTGCTTGGGAAGTTGCGGTTTGGCAGGTTCGTGTAGTCGTCCTGATTAAGCCTAGCCATCGGTATATCGGTTACCGTGGTCCCAAAGTAGACCTCGCGCATAACCAGGGTGCCTGATACGGCCCTCACGCGGTAATAGGGCACCGATACCCCAGGCTCGATCGTGAACCATGTCCACTCGTTATCCACTAAAACCGTCGATCCGGGGTTCTTGAGCGTGCTCCAAGTCGATCCGTCGGAGGAATACTCGATGATCAAGTTGACCGTCGAGGAAGTACCCGGAAGGAGACCGACCATCGTGACGTAGGTGTCCTCGGTGTACTGGATTGCGATATTGCCGCCAGCCGAGGTTTGTGTGCAAATGGTGTCGGTATTCTCATCAAAGGCATTAGCAACCGTGCCACCAGCCGAGGACGTGTAAGAGCCCGAGGGTCTCATCGTCTTGCGGTAGAGCACATTGCGCACGTCCACGGTCCCAACAGGGAGGTCGTAGATGTACTGCAAGGCCTTCATGCCGATGATGGTCTGCTCGACGCACCAAAACTGAATCCCGCGGTTTGCGAGGTTCGATAGCAGGTAGTAAAGGTTTTGCCTGGAGGCGTTGACCTGCTCGACCGTCAGTGATTCGGCAAACTTACCGCTGCGACGAGCCCCATGATCGATGAGGCTTTGCGTCGTGATGACTGTTTGGCCTACCGTGCCCGATGTTGTCATCGCTACCCCTTAGCATTTCCAGCGCCGTAGGGACGCTTTGGCGCGTTCAGCAGGTCCCTTGGCATTATCCACTACCCCTTGCATCCTGGCGCAAAAGGAGCGCTTTCTAGCGCCTCCTTCGGGCTGTGGAGCCTTCAGGTTTGATCCTGTTTCTCGGTTGTATTTCGCTCTACCCTTGGCGGTAAGACCCGCTCCTTGAGAGACTGGAAGCTTTTCGCCACGGCCGACCGCAAGGCTCGGACCGCCCTCTTTAAGGCGCTCAGGAAGTTTTGCATAGGACTTTCCCCCGACGTTGGATTTGGTGTACTCAGACCCTACGCTCGGCTTGATACCGACCTTCTTGGCGAACGAGGGGTTATGGGCCACCGCCTGCATCAGACGGAACTGCTCTTTCGATTTAGCAGGCATTTAGGCCACCTGCCCCATAGTAGCGATAACGGAGGGGATCGCCGGATAAGCAGGCGATACGCTTGCGGGAAGGTTTTCCATCGTCAAGGTTGCGACGGTTGGAAGCCATACAATTTGAACGTACTGGGCCGCGGTAAGCGACAGGAAAATATTCCAGGCCGCGACCCCATAACCAAATATGCTTGCAGACTTGCGTGCGGGTATCGTCATCTGGGTTGCCGAGTTGGCGAGATCAACGCCATCAACCCGAAACCAGATCGTGACGTCCTCTTGCGTATTTTCGACGTTCTTAAACTGCGCACTGAATTGCAGGTTATAAATCCCGGTGTTGGGAACAGTAATCCTGCTGCTGCTTGCGACCGTAACGCCGTCTGCAACATCCACGGAATTGAACGTCATGGCCGTACCTGCGCTAATACTTCCAGTTTGGTCGACGTTGCTGCTAAAGGCACCATAAGCTGCGTCAAAAGCACGAAGGGTTGATAGCGTTGCCTTGACGTTCGCACCGCTCTGGACCATGGGGATAAGCTCCGCACCCGTCAGGGTAGCGGCGGTAGGCATCGCGGAAATCTTTTGATCAGCCATTACGAGGCCTCCAATACGATCTTGCTGTTGTCTTCTTGAAGGACGTACCCTGGGGTTGCCTCATCAAGAATGTAGAAGGTGGTTGTTGGTGCCGCACCATACATATCGACCACGCCGTTATCGCCAACGTCCAGGCCCCAATCCGTGCCGCCAATGACGTTTTGAGCCCCTACGCCACGAGCAAACCCATCGGACGTATTGGCTTGATCAGCAACGCCGGTGTAGCCGACGATGCCCATCAGATACCTGCTTGGATGAGATTAAGCGTTGCGGTACCCGATCCCGAGTTCACCAGGACCTTAACGCCGGTTACCGGGAAAGCATAGTTGCCATCGGCATTGGCTGCCAGCGAGGCTACCGTAGGATGCGAGAACCAAGTCGTAAAGCCAATTGCCGGATCATCAAAAGTGTGCTGGACGGTATAGTTGACCGTCCCAGTTACAACGACGCCAAACCCAACATTAAACGGGCTGACGTTAGTATTCATGACCAGAGCGCTGCTTGAGCCTACTCCTGTCTTTGAAACGGATTGAACTTTCATTGCAAGTCCTTAAAGTAAGCGGGGGCCTTAGCCCCCACCGTTTCAGCACGCGCCGCCGTAGGCCTTCTTAGCAATCCGACCGCCCTTTTTGTGGGTGTCGGCAAGCTTCGTAATGTACGGAGGTTTGGTAGCAGGCACCTTCGGGTACTTCACTGCCTTGCCGTCGTCCTGAAGTCCGCCCTTCTTGAACTTTTGGATAACGCCACCGGTCGCGTACGCCTGAATAACGCCGCCGGTTGCATAGGCTGCAACACCACCCGATTTAAGGCCTTTATGCGCCTTGGAAGCAGGCTTGTCCTCGTGGGACTTGAGTTCCTTCTTGATGCCTTTCATCTCGGCCATTTCGGCCTTGTGCATCGACTTGGACTCAACTTCGCCGCCCTTCTTGCGCATCATTGGACCGCGCATACCGCCTTTAGGCACGGTCATCTTGGGAGCGATACCACGACGTGCTGCCATGGGGATACCACGCTCTGAAGGCTTTGCAGCCGCAGGCATACCCATAGCGTCGGGCATCCCGCCCATCGCTTTACGTTGCACATGGCCACCCTTCTTCAGCTTTAACTCCACTGAAGGCTCGGTGGTCATCATTTTCACCATCGGCTTGAACTGACCCATGATCCGCTCCTTATGCGAACGACTTGTAGACGATCGTCACACGGGCAGCGCCTGCACTTGCTGCTGTGCCGGTCTGGCTAAAGGTCACGGTTGCATAGTCAATATCGCTGGTACCCACGTTAGCCCAGGCGCTGTATACGCCGGTCGTGGCGACCGAAGCGCGTCCAGCAGAGCCAACCGAAGTAGCAGCAACAAACGCCGCAGCCGAACCCGTCTTGCCTACCGTGACCGTGTTGGTCGTACCGGCATTGAAAGCAGTCGTCACGTCGATGTTGACATCAACGATCTGAGCGCCTGCGGGGAGCGTGCCAATGGTGACCGCGGCGGTGTCCGTATAAGCGATCGTTGCGGTGATCGCCGACAGTACGCCTGCTGCATTAGTCACATTGTTGTTGTACGCCATTTTTCTCTCCTATGAGGAGAGGGGCCGAAGCCCCTCGCCGGTTTAGACGCCAGGAGTACCGTACATGGCACGCGGGTCGGTCCAGCCGATGTCATAACGCTCGGTGGCCTTGTAGCGCATGGAGTCGGTTTCGAAGTCACCTTCCATGGTCTTCTCAAGGGCACGGCGCATCATCAGCTTCATGCCTTCCGGTGCATCGGTCTGCACCCACCATGCGGTAGGCGAGGTCAAACGGCTGATAACCGAAGCGCCCTCGGACAGCAAGCCAATCGATTTGATCGGGTTGATGTCGTTGTTCGCGGTACCAGCACGCAGAACGCTCTTAAGCAGAACTTCAGCCTGGAAGGTGTTGCCAGGAGCAACAACCAACTTCAGCGGGTTCAAACGGATCTTCTTGCCGTTGTTGTCAACAGCCTGACGGATCTGGATGAGCATCTGCTCGAGGGACGTTTGCGAAAGGTTCGCAGCGGTCGTAAGCAGGTTGCTGAAGGTGCCCGAGACGATTGGGTGGTTGTTGGCATTCAAGGGAACGCCGTCGCCACCGTTATAGCCTGCGGTAAAGGCACGGTTGAGCACGTTGGCTGCCAAGGTCTCCTTGGTCTCGACGAGAGACTGTGCGAGGTGCTTAGCATAGACCTGACCAATCCGAATATGGTCGCCGTCTTCCACGAGCACTTTGGTCAGTGCGAAGGCCAAACCATAGACCTTGTACACATAGCGCTTGAGGAAGAGCACGCCGCCCTGCTGATATGTGACGGGAGTGCCGTCAGGCATTTCAGGGGCTGCGCCGAAGCCATAAAGGACCGGCTCTTCGTGGTAGTTGCGGGGAATACCGTTTTGCTCACGGAAAACGGTGGACCACTCATCGGCTCTCTGGTCGTAAATGCCGTCGAACGATTCGTTAAGGATCGGTTCGACAATCGACCGAAAGTCGGTACTGCGCATCGGGGCTGCCATGATCTAGCCCTCCTTAAGCGATGGTTACGGGGTAGGCCTTCGCCGAACCCGTGTAGATGGCACCGAACTGATGCTCGGCAATCTGGGCACGCACGATGACATAGGTATCGCCCCAAGCATTGTCGGGGTAAGGCGCAATGTCGATCACGCGCATCTGGGCGGAGGCGTTAGCTGCGGCAGCCGTAGTACTCAGCATGCAAGCAGAAAGACCTGTGGTCGTGCTTCCGGCGGTCGTCGATGCAAGATCGTATTCCTGGCCGATCGCGGTTTGCGCGATGGTGGCGTTGGTTTGGATCTCGTAAACGATAGCGGGATCGCTGTAGAAATACGCAACGATCTCGGTGGCCGAGGTGGAAGCAGGCCAGTAGTTGGAAACGCGCCGACGACCGGTGGTGTCGGTGAATTCCACGCCTGCGAAACAGCCCACAAAAGCGT